CTGCAAGCTTTGCAAACTCCTAGGCCATCACTCGTTGGTACATCGAAGCAATGGCAATATTTTTTATCATTTAAGTATTTACTCATTATTTGCTTCCTTTCGTTTTAATTATATACTATTATAAGCTATTTCTTTTTAATTATCAAGCAATAAGCACTATAAACCACTAATAAAATAATTGTTATTATAAACAATGGTGGGATAAATACAGTTACTGCAAACCAAACAATAGACACTAAAGTATAAATCATGATTTTTAGTATTAGTTTACCTGTTTTAGTTTCTTGAAAAGTTATATCCTCATCTAATGATGAATCATCTTCTGTTGAATTACCGTAAAACAATTTGTCTTCATTTACTTCGTACTGGTTTCTACAATAATCACATTTACCATTAGTGAAATTTGAAGCCCCGCAGGTTACGCATTCAATTAGTTCCATTGTTTTCACCTCTTTCATTTGTTTAAAGTAATTATAACAAAAAAACTCTAAGCTGTCCAGCCTAAAGTCTTATATGATATTATTTTTCTTTCAATTTATTTTTGAACCAGATGATTCGTTCTTTGAACCAAGCGTCAACCCCTTCATGACGTAGCCATTTCCCTTGCTTCACACCGTTTTTTTCCATGAACTCAATCACTTTAGTTGGAGTTTCTAAGTCGTCCCACATAGTATATTGTTTTGCTGAATTGAATTTACTAAACATTTCAAGTGTTTCGATGTAGCTATCTTTCAGAAGCTCCGTGTCAAGCAATTTTTTGGGGCCTTTTCAGCACGTTTAGCAAGTCGTTCGTTAGCTTGTTCCAGTTGCTCTTTTTGACGCTGTACGCTCAATTATGGTTAATATAAGCAATTTGCTGTGCATGTCGTCCAAGTTTGCCTTGCGTATTAAGCTCGATTAGTTTAGCTAAACCCTCGCCAAGAATTTCATCAGGGACAAGATTATATTTGTATTTCTTATTTGTGTTTCGTACGTAGTTGTCAAGCGTTTGTTTAATTTTAAGTTTTTTGTGTAATTCTCTTAATGTTGTCAATTTATTCCCCTTTATCATTTAATTATATTCTTTCATTAAATTTTCAGCTTTAGCTTTTAATTTTTCAATTTCTTTATTAATTTCATTGAATTCACTTAAATAACTAACTAACTCATAAGTTAAACCAGTTTGGTCGTCCCAATCTCCACCGTCACAATAAACATATTCACTTTGTGTCTTTGTGTCTTTGAAATCGAACTTTCCGACTAATTCTTCGGTATTGTACGCTTCATCAAGATAACAATCTAGTTCTTTTTGACTATTGAACATTTTCTCATCACTTAAAATTTCATTATCTTGTTTCCCATAACTTGTATAAATTTTTAATTTTCTTTTCAATTTAATACTCCCTTATATATTTTACCAAACTTCAAAGCATTAATTTTAACTAACTGCTTCAAGTCTGATATAAATTGCTGTTCTCCGTCAAAGTCAAATGGCATTGATACGTTTTCCTTGATCCAAGCGAAAGCTCCGTCAAAGTCTTGTCTTAGTAAGCTCATCTTATCCACGATGTCGATAATTTGCTCTTTTTCCTCTTGTGTGTACATATAACCAACTTTCCACTAGAAAGGTAAATCTTCCGTGTTGACTTCAATCGGTTCAGAACCACCAAATAAGTCTTGTTTAGCTTGTGATTGCTTACTGTTATCACCAGGGATAAAAACTTTTTCAACAGTAGGGAAAACAAAGTTGTAATTTACGTATTCGCCAGACTCTTTAGCTTGTACACGACCGCTGACCGTTACTGTGTCGCCTAATTGAATGAAGTCAGGCAAGAAAGCCGAACCATATGCAACTTTTACATTAGATCCCTTTTCTTTTTCAAACAATGGAACAGAAATAATTTTCTTGTCGCCTTTTGCTGTGTTTACTGTTCGTGTATTTTTTTCGTTCGCTTGTGCTGTAACTGTGATAATTGCCATTTTTTATTTTCCCTCTGTTGCTTTCCAAATTGTCATGATATCAAAGATTTCTTTTTTTGTCTTTGATTTTAGTAGTTCCATATTAGGGTATCCAAGTTCTTCAGCTCGATTTAGCGCTGGCTGGATCTCTCTAAGTCGTTGCTTTTCTGCTTCAAGTTCTTTCTGCTCTTCTGTCAAGTCGGGCAAATCTTCATTTGCGTAAATGTATAGCCCTAAACCATGACGAGCGATTGCCTTAACTAGTCCACGCTGAATGGCTTTATTTACGTCCATAGAAGTCAGTTTTTCAACTGGGATAGATTGGTTGCGATAGTCCATCACAGGTAGATACTCAATGTGTTCTAGGCCCTCAATAGTCATTCCAACTTTAACCCATGCTGTGCGACCGTCTGTGTGATAGTTTAAACCTTGTTCATTTTCATAAACTTTACTGTTGGCTTCAGGATATACTTTTTTTACTTCTGCCCAAGCAAACGCCCAACGATAAAATAGTCAAGATTATTCTTTTTACTCTTTTTATCATTAACATTAATGATACTTAATTTTTCGTATACGCTCATTTTCTCCTCCACTTATATCCGCCGGCGCTTTTTGTTTTTCCGTTGCAACAACTGCTTATATTTCCGACTAAGACTCCTGTTTCTCGTTCTGCTTGTCTCATTGATTCAAATTCATTTAATACACTGTCATTTAGGTCTAATTGAATAACTTTTCTTGATAATTTTTCAGCAGCCCTTTTTGTCCTAGTGCCATGTATGACGTTTTCTCTTTCAGTGCACCATTCAAGATTACTTAAATCGTTATTTAACTTATTTTCGTCAATGTGATTTACACAAGGTTTTTCTTCATGGTTGTCTATAAAAGCAGTTGCTATAATTCTATGCAAAGATAGACATTTCCTTTTATCATATCCATATAAGCAAAGCATTAAATATCCATTATGATTAAGATAAGGTTTAAGTATTCTTCCACTTTTTATATTTCTAACTTTGCCTAGATTAGATACTTCATAATTTTCAAAGCCCTCAATTTTAACAAAAGTTTCAACTTCGATCATTTTATCCTCTTTCCACAGTGAATACATCGCCTTGTCTTGTAATTTCAATATTATACTTGAGCATTGGTAAAATGTATCCGTCGTCCCAGTAGTTCCACAAGTCATTTATTAAGCCATATAAGCACTCGTTAGGCCCAACCCTATACTTTGTTTCGTTCATTTCTTCGAGCTCTTTAGACAGCTTTCTGACGCCTCTAGCATAATGTTTACTAGCTTTTTCTTCTGCTTTTAAACTTTTGTAGTTGCTTTTCATAAATGAACTTTCTAATATCGTCTTTCTGCTGTTTTTCCTCTTTATCAGACCAGCCAACTTTTTGGCCTTTTCGCTTGCCACTTTGGTAAACTCGCCTGTTATCATCAGGAAAGCCATTTCTCTCGAAGTATATTCGAGCATACTCAAAGTAATTTAAGCTGTTGATGTACTGTTGACTATCTTTTTTGTGATAATTGAGAGTCATTAATCGCCTTTCAGCTAGTTCTTCGAAAGATGTTATCATATTACTCTCTAATGAAGCCTAAAGTTAGCAAGGCTTTATATTCTTCACTATCTTTTTTAACTTCAAGTGCAAATTTTTTATTTCCCTTTAGTTCATTTGTTAAACCTGCGTAATATAATGGAACGCTTCCGCTACTATCAGAAAAATTATAAAACTTAAATTTAGGTTCAAAAATCACTTCATAACCGTTAATAACAGCTTCAACCATTTTCAATTTATCAGATTTTATAAAAGCTTCACTTTCACAATCATCTCCGTCTGTTAAATTATATCCCCAACCAAAACGAGTGATGTGATAAAGTGCTTTTCTTTTGTTTAGTTCATCTTCAAAGTCTCCAAAAGTTCCAAGATAATCAGCTTGTTCTTGCGTTAACTTAACTACCATTTGTTAGTTCTCCTTTATTTCTATATATACTATTATACCAAAATTAATTATCGTTGTCAACTATTAGATGATATTTTTTCATTTATTTCTACTTTTAATTGCAAAGCCCTAATCAATGCACGTTTAGAATAATCGTTTTCGCAAGCTGTATGCAATTTCTTTGACTGTCTGACTAGAAATTCAGCACGACCAAGCCATACTTTTAAAAGTTCGTCATTGCACCATTCTGCTTTTATCATTTCTTCTAATGCACGATATAGCCAGCCATACACTTCAGCGTGTAAATTAATAGCTTTGTTCTCGTAATTAATCATTTTCTATTACTTTTCCTTTCTCTTTAGCTAAGTCTAAGAAAGCCTGTGCTGATTCTTTCGTTGTTTCGATTGGAGTTTCAGCCTTTACTTTTTCAACTAGTTCGCTATCTGGTTCTTTTTTTGATTTATTGACGCAAGTAAATACCGAATCAACATAAGAAAAGTTTAAATCATCATCAAACTGGTAACCACGCGCTTTGACTGATAACTTAGAGAAGTCGTTATGTTTTCCACGTTTAGGGCTTAACATCAACATAAACTCCGCCCAAGCTGTAAGAGTAGAACCACCTAAGGCGTCACTAGGCTTTACCATATAGGCTTTATCGTCCATTGAGTTTGCATAAGCTGATTTGTTTGCATGGGCTACCAGTAAGAAAGTTACATCTTGAAAGAGCAACTTCAAGCGTGTAATTCTTCTAAGCATTGGCTCGAAGTCTTTACCGTAGATAATATCGCCATTTCGCAACATTGTCATCAGATTATCCAAAATCACGAACTTTATATCATTTTCTTTAATGTACTCATATAATAAATTCATGTGGTGTGAATCATCGAGCATAAACTCGCCACCTGTTAAGAAATGCAAGTCTTCTGGCGCAGTGTCTTTATTTCTAAGCCTTTTGTTTAGTTCTCTGTCCGTGTCCTCATTGTCCACGTATAGTGTCTTGCTCCGCTTTGTATCATAACCAAAAAAAGGGTAGTCCTTGCGTACCATTAAAGCCATGTGCATTGCTAGGA